AGACATATATGTGTTTAGAAGACTTCCCGCATTCTTACGTCCTCCATTGTTATTATCATCCTCATCCTTTTTAAACAAATCCATAATACTTCTGCTTTTTCCAACTGGTTGTTCTAAATTATAATATTGATCCATAATTTCAGCGGTTTTCATGTGATATTCACTCAAATCTAGACTATTCTTCAATGATTCTAATTCATCACGTACTTCTATCTTTGTATCTAGATATTTCACTCTTTCTTGAGCGGATTGGGCTAATTTTTCTTTATTTTCAAGATCTTTTATAGATTCTTCTAACTCATGTATCTTTTCTTCATGGCGCTGTAACTTAGTTAAATTCTCTCTATGTAATATTTCTAAAGTCTTTTTATTTTCTATCATGAGCTTTTACTATTTTTACACCCTTTTATTTATATATGTAAATGATGATTTTTTATTTAATTATATGCTTTATATGAAATCATTTTAAACGAAATGGTAAATCATTATGATCTACAAAATATTATTTCTCAACTAAATGATATGCAAGTAATTTTCTTGATAAAACAGATTTTTTGAAAAATATTTCTTTGGCGCAAAAAAGTATTATATATATATAAAAAACTTGATACATTTTTTAGTAAAGATACTAAAACAATTAAAGAAATACATGAAATTTGGGTAAGCTATTTGAACCATATTATAAGAGACAACAAAATTCAGGTCTACTTATTCATATTGTGAACAACATCAATGATAATATCAAAAACATATGAAGTAAAAAATAAGTTTTATACCAAAATTAAAGTTAATATCTAATAAATTCATCTACATTATGAAGAGAAATTTTCTCTTTTAAAAGTCATATCAATCAATTTTCTGCCTTTTTCATCTGAAACCAAGATTGCAGGATTGACAAATTGCACTACAAATGAGATGATGTCATTAAACTTATCTTTCCTACCATTTATAAAAGCCCAAACTAGATCCATGTTCATCCAATGAGCAGAAAGAATTTCAAGTGAAACAATTTCAAACATTGACAAAAATTCCATTTCTTTAGCAGAAGGAATGTTATCTGGACCAGGCATTACCATTTCGAACACTCTTGATGAACGTGAAATTAGTTCCTTTAAATTACAAACCATAACTAATTTTTTCATGTGATATGAAATGAAAGATGCTTGACTAGCAATACTTTCGTCATTAATTAGGTTGGATGAAGAGACCTCTTCCCAAATAAGAGCATCTCCTAATGATACATATGAAATAATGTTTGTGATGGAGAGTTTAGGAAACCATCCTTTACTAATTTCTAAAACCCCTTCTAGACTAAACTCTTTAATGAGATAGTATCTCTTTTTAGAGTCGTTAAGTGCTTTCTTAAACACTTTGTCAATCTGATCAGAGAGTAATTTCTCATCAGAATGAGGAATAAATTCAGGATAGAGTTTGCAAAGCACTTGAATAATTTTGCTTTGCAACATTATATACATGTAGAATAATAGTTTTCAATATTATTAATTTGATAAACTAAAATCAATTTTTAAATTGTGCTAAATCTGTTGTTTCTTATTGATAAACTTTCGTTAATTCCATTTGTAAGCCATTCAGGTATAGCCAAATGATTAGAAGGAATTGCTACATAATTTGTTTCATTTGGAGGGCGCCAAGATAAAGTTAGTTTATCATTTACACCTCCTGAAGCACCATCTTGTAAAAATAAAATAGTTATATCATGAAATCCTGTTTTTAGTTCAACCTCAACTGGATTATATGGATTGGCTGAAGGACTGTCTGAATTAACCTGTCCGTATGCTGATTGAGCCGATTGTGAAGTATCAAATCCATTAATATACAACTGAAAATATGAACGTGCATTTATTCCTAATCTATATGTACCTGGTTCTTGAATGCGTAAAAATGTCCTAAAAACATGCACTACATCATCATTTATATTATATCCTGAAATTTGAAAATTATTTAATTGAGATATTACAGATCTGGTATTTGGATCTACATTAATTGGTTTCATAATTTCACGAACACGAGTATACCACATATTTCCATTAGCATAATTATTTTGAGATATGGCATATTTGGTTACCAAACATCCAGGAACACGAATAGCTGATAATGCATTTAGAAATATAGGACCAGTACTAGTAGGATGAAAATCATATAAACTATTTAATGATACATCTGTTGGTTCTGGTTGATTTTTGTATCCACCCTCTAATGCTTTCTTAATATCGCTTAAAATTACTCCATTTTGATTAAATGCGGAAATTGATTTTATAGATGGATATACTTTTACATTTCGAAAACGATGATTATTTGATTGTTCTCCAACGAAAGATGTAAATGCTATGTTTGCTGAATCAGTATCTGGTAAACTTGTTGATGGAACTTGAACAAAAGCTAATAAAACACCTGACTGGAATACTTGTAGTAATTGGTCTCTTCTAGAAAAATGAATTACATTTGTATGCCATTTTGCATCATCAAATTTATGCGGTACTTCTAATTCCATTAAAATACCATTTTTAGCGAAAATATAAAACCGATCAATTGAAGTGTTGCCAACATTAAATTCATTATATTTTACCACAAATTCCCAATTCAGATCATACAACTGCATTGAAATATCATCAGCACCATCTATTTGTCCTCCAGAAAAACTTTCAAAACTCACTACCCAATTATCTCCTCCCAAGTGTAGACTATTATAAGCTGATCTTGTTACTCCATAATCTCCTATATAAGTTAAAGTAATATGTTGTGGATTGGTTGATGAAAGATTTACTCCTGTTTCTAAAATAAAATCTGCTAAAGGCAATGCTTTATGTAATGCCATTTAAGTAATGTTAATATGTTTATTATTTAAACTAAACTTGAGTAAAAACCTTAGAAAAAATGCTTTCTAAGTCAGCTGCTATGGCGCAAAAAGCGTATCTCAAACCTGGAGGCAAATGCTTCCAAGTGAATAACAGAGGAGATGTCATTGTAGGATTAAAAGGAAAAAGTGGTTATGAAGGTCTTTTAAAAGGAAATAATAGAAGCAATGTACACATGGAATACATGGAAGAGTATGTGAGTATGAGAGAAGAATTACATGAGACGTTAAGACCTATGACCATACGTAATTTGATATTTACAGGACATGGAGTGGGTGGCGCGTTGTCTATATTGGCAGCTGCTGATTTCACAGACTTCTATCGTTCTCATTTTCATACATTTGGCACTCCACCATTTGGAGATGTGTCGATGGTGAAATGGTTGAATAAAAATATTTCTAGGCGTAACATGTGGTGTGTTATAAACTCTGGTGATCCGATTCCTTTGTGTCTTTCTAGCTCATCAACTAAATTTGTTCATCCGGAAGGAAACACTTTGATTCTAGGAGAATCAAGTAATTTTGAGATAGATGAATTAGAAGGTGAGAACAATCACTCTTGTATTAGCACTTATTTCAATAAACTTGTGAGAGTGGGCCTGTAAGGTGTGTAGTAGTTGGATATCCTTGTTGTTTTTTAGGTGACCAAGTATATAGTGCGGCCATAATTGCGAAAATGAGGACCCAAACAGCAGTAACAGCTGTGACTGCATAGGACCAGATAACGCAGTTCCCACTCATAAGACAGTTGATGGTATAAAGGGAGAGGGCGACTGGGATGATCATAAGCAAAATAGTCAGGAATCGTTGCCAGAAATTGTATTTGACAATGTATTTGCGTCCATTTTCGCTACGTACTGGGAAATCAAATGGTAGGATGATGATAACTGCTAGGATGATATATGCAATGAGTGCAATAAGGGTTGGCATGTACATACCCATGTTTTTGACTGCATGTTCACCACTTGGTGCGGGAATGAAGTTTTGCATAAAGGGTTGTGATGCAACTGCAGAAGCACTTGGCTGTGTAGATGCTCCGGGAGTGGGGAATTTTTCGGTGACGTTGATTATGGACATATTTTATTGTCCTAAATATTTTTTTTCTTCTCTTATTAAAAAATATGCCACAGTCCATCTTGCAACTTGTAAGTTGGGGTACCCAAGATGCTACTTTGACCGCAAACCCCACCGTTTCATTTTGGAAAAGTCTACATAAGAGGTATAGTCAATTTGCTTTGGACACTTATGAACAAACTTTTTCAGGTCAACCTGATTGGAACAAGCGTGCGATTTGCAACATTACTCGTCTAGCAGATCTTTTGTGGAAAACCTATGTGCAGGTTGATATTCCTGATGTGACGATTAATGCCAGTAGTACTAGTGAAAAAGCCACTGGTTTTAGGTGGTTGGATTATCTTGGTCACATTCTTCTGCGTGAAATTGAGGTTCACATTGGAGGTACCATGGTTGACAGGCACTATGGTCTATGGCTCCATGTGTGGAATGAAATGACTCAGTCAGCTGGTCACCATGCAGGTTACATGAACATGATTGGTAACACTCCAGATTTGACCACTATGCGTTATATTTACAAGGATGCCAGTGGTAACTATCACAGCAATGATGGTCCAGTGAACAACAGCTACATTACCGTCAAGGGTAAACGTCTATACATTCCTCTACAGTTCTGGTTCTGTCGTCATACTGGTGCAGCATTGCCTCTGGTTGCTCTTCAATTCCACGATGTGCGTATCCACTGTAGTTTTGCGTATGCCACGGATTGTTACTGGGCAGGTACTCGTGATGACATGACTAGTCCTACATCCAAGTGGACAACTGATATGGGTGCTGTGCGTGTGGGGTCTCTGACAAATGCTTCTATGCTGTGCACTTATGTGAACTTGGATGCAGAGGAAAGGAAGCGATTTGCTACTAAGCCTCATGAGTATTTGATTGACCAGCTGCAGGGTCCTAATGAAGAGGCAACTTCGCAGTCTACATTCAAAATGCGTCTTACTCTGAACCACCCTGTTAAATCTCTCTATTTCTTGGTGCGTAAGGAGCAGAATTTGGAGGATTCTGCAGAGACTTTTGGAAAACAGCACTTTAACTTCACTGATGACAATGAGAGTGGGGCTATGTCTGATATTACTGGTGGCGCCGCGGGTGGAGGCTACCAGAGCATGATTATGAATGCATTCTATGGCAAGGGAGAGAACCCTATTCAATCCGCTAAGTTGCAGCTGAACAACCAGGACCGCACTATTGATCACGATGGTAGGTACTACAACCTTGTGCAACCTTACCAATGCCACACCAACACCCCATCTAAGGGTGTGAATGTGTACAGTTTCGCTTTGCAACCAGAGAGTTTCCAGCCCAACGGTTCTTGCAACTTTTCACGTATTGATAACACTCAGTTTGTCATGAAACTGACCGATAAAACTGTCAAATATGTGCAAGACAATGGTGTCATGGTTCACAGCAGTTGTCTCATCAGCAACTTTGCCGTTAACATTAATAGCCTTAAAATCGTCGGTGGGATGGGAGGGGTAACCTGGGCGAGTTGATGGGGTAACGCAAATTACAATTTTATTATTATTTCTTTGATATTACAAGTAATTGAATGTAAAAATCATTATAAAAATGTAAAAAATATAAAGATTAATTTATGTATGATCTGATAGACATATTGTCTAAATTGTAATAAATGATTTAAAAAAGACAATAAAAATGACTTTATTCTGAATTTTATAAAAGTTCGGATCCTAAAAATTGGGAATCATTTTTATAAAAAAAAAGATTGTACCTATAAATATTGCACCATTCAATAATTCTGGTGTTTTTGCTCCAATATTTCAAAATCCAAATGAAGCTGTAACAATAGAGATTTGGTTGAATGAATTATATAATGATATTAATATAGAATTGTTTGGAGATATGTATACATTTGATACATCTTCTCAATATTTTATCCACTAATATAAGTGAAATATACTTTTTTGGCTTACCACGTTCTTTCATAAAAAATGATGTGAGTATTAGCTTGAAAATTATAAGCATTCCAATATATATGTTGGAGAGTTTTACTTGTGGTACCAAAAAAGAGACCGAAGTTTTGCAATCTCGTGCCGCGCCTTGTTGAGCTGACGACGAAGTTTTCTGTTTACATCATTTGCTTCCTTGGCATTTTGAAAATTGCTCAAGAACTTGGACAACTAAGAATATATGAGTGGTGATTTATTTCAATTGCGCAAAATTATTTGTTTTGATGAAATGGTGAAATAAGAACGCTATTAATCCTATACAGAGATCGACGAAGAGAAGTTGTGATGCACTTTGGCGACAGCCTTTCCATAGTTGATATGATACACTCAAAAAAAGTATACCATGGACCGGTCTTAAAAAGTCCCACCATATGGATTGACCACCTGTTTCAATTCCTGTTTTACGCAGACCCAGAAAGAAAATTGTTAAAAATCCAAATCCCATTAGACCTAGAATTACACAAAGAGGCTTTATAAATCTTGATGGTACATATATTGGAGCAAAAACTAGAAGACAACGCGTACCAATGCAAAAAAATAAGAAGAGTAAGAATCTTTTTTGAATGTTGTTCATCTTTATATATACTATATATACTATAATAACAGAAGAGATAACACCAAGGACTTTACTATTTTACAAGATGCCTCTTCTTAAGATAAATGTTTTCAACAACAAATATCCTCCACCACCTGTGTTATTTCGCATGCGAATTGTAAGCAATCAACATAGACATCCTTGAATAAAAGAATGTTTCTTCCAAATACATATAAAATTTCAGATTATGTCTACCTATCCGGTATAGAAGGTGCTCTAAATAATAAATGGCACGAACATTTGGATTTTGGATTGGTGATCAATTGTTCTAATCAAGTGCCTTTTCTACATCCTAGAAGAACAAGAACAAAATATTTAAAGTTTCCCATTGAAGATAATCTTAAAAACCAGATCATGTAAATTTTCAAGATTCCTTAGATTGTTTTGAACAAATGTTCAAATTGAATAATTAGTTTAATTTAAAGATTATAAAACTTTTTTCCAAGTTCTGTGTAAATTAGAATTGAAGAAAATGGAGGACAATGACAATTTGCTGTAAAATGTCCAAATTCTCCACAATTCTGACAAATTAAAAAAGGTTTTTTTTTATTATTAAATATTTTGGATTTAAACTCTTTTTCTCCTTTTCTTACATCTTCTTTTTTTGCATCTTCTTTAAAATCTTCTTTGTCTTCTTTGTAATCTCTTGGATCCTGTGAATTAAAAAAATGTAATTTATTAAATTCCCTTTTACGAATTTATTATATCTAATTGAATGTAATTTGGTTATTTTTTGGGGCTATTTGCTTCATATAATATAATGTTACTCACCGGTAATCCTGTAATTCTATAAAATAGTCTACATCTTAGTTTACTCATTTAAATTTTTTGAATAATTAATAAGTAATATGAAGATTTAATTTAGAAATCAGTTAGAATAATTTTGTTTTGAAAAACTATATGGTGTTTAAATTTATTGAATATTTATATAAATGAAAAATTGATTATAAATAAATAAATATATATATGAATTAAACTAAGATTGATCTAAATTTAGATTATAGGTTTTGATAAAATGCAATTTTTGTCCTTTAATGTACAAAACGCATTCAAAAATGCAATTGGTTTTAAAAATAAAATATTTGTTCCAAATAGAAAAAGGCCTAATTATGTAAATAAGTCCAAATGGGTAATTAGTAAATATAATTCATTAAAGAAAAAACCAAAAGAATACTTTAGTATTATATTGCCAAATATTGAAACAGGAGATATGAACGTTCATTTGCTTACATTTCAACATAAATCTGATTGTCATGACCAGATGATTCGTCTTTATAAAGAAATGTTTGAACATAAAAAAAACATAAAGCTTTCAATAGAAAGCTTAGATTCTGATTACATTGAAGAATATTGTAAATATTCAGGTCTTAATGTAGCTGTTTATGATCCTGAATTGTGTGATGAATTTACGATACACTTGTGTGACACATCAAGAAATGTTGATTTACAAGAAGATTATGATTTTACTCATATTAGAAATTCTCTTAATCGAAATTTATATATTTGAAGGAATTTTGGTAACTTTGGGAATTTTTTGGTAAATGAATATGAGAATCTGCTCTCATTGAGCGACCTATAAGTTGAGAACGTTTAGAAAATGAACTAATTGCTTCCAATAAGTGAAAATATTTTGTTCCAGGTATTGAAATTCCTTCATAAAACGAAGGATGCAACAGTATTATATTTATAGTTTTATTTTTAAAATCTTCTAAAATTTTATTCTTCTTTGTATTGCTTAGTAAAGGATCCAATATATTGAACTTTATGTTTTTTTTAGTTAAGAAGTTCGCAAATAATAACAAACCTTTATTATAATAATTTGAATAAATTAAATGATTTCCAGGGTTTTTATTTATAAATTTCAATAATTCAACAAATTTAGGTGGATCTAAATATGTAGAATCTGAATCTATAGAAAAAAACATATTATTTGGATCATCTTTTTCATTTTCATTCAATATTCTGGTTTGTTTTACTTCAATTGAAAAAACAAGTTTCAACCATTCTTCAATTTGAAAATAATTGTATTCAATTTCTGGATAAATTTCTTCTTTGATTTTAGGAAAATCATCATCTGGTGAATAAAAGTCAATCTCTTTATTAGAAAATCAAATTATATTAATATAATAGTAATAATACATATTATTATGATTTGGAAGATGAAGTGATTGCATTTTTAGCCAAATTTAATGCACGTCTTTTAAAATTTGGTTCCATTTCATCTAAATCTAACTTAGCTGGTTTTTGTTGCTCTTCAGATAAATGACCTTGATTTTTATATATTAAGCTTTTAATAAAATATGAAGCTGTGATATAAACATCAGATGTTTTATCTTTAATATTTTCGATTCTTGAAAGAATATATACAAGGGTTTTTTGTATATTGTTCATTTCTACCTGACCATTTTTTGTTGTAAAGTAATTTTTTACAAAAACTGACATTGTTTGTTTATTAATTAAGTTTCTTTTAACATATTTTGTATACATAAAGTTTAATAGAATTAAAATAGAAATTGCAGAATATAATATGGATGCTTTGTTTGAACCTAATAAACTTGTTATTTTAGATATTAACATTGGATCAAATTTATTACCACCATCTTGAAGTGTTGTTAATGATGTATTTGAAAAATCTTTATTTAAAATATTTTGAATTTTGTTTGTTTTTTCTCTTGTAGTTAAATCTTTTGTAATCATAATATTTTCTATCTTTTTGTGGATGTTTTTTAATTTTTTCGTATCAATTTCTGTTTCAGACATTTTAATCTTATATAATATATTTAAGAAGTTCAGGTTTCATAATATTGTATATATTTGACATTATTTTCTTCATATAAGATGCGCTTTTTTAAAATGTTGAAATCAAAGATTCACAAGAATTTATTGAAAATTTTTCTATATCATCATAAATGGACTATTTAAATGCAGATGGAGTTGGATTGAATTGGTTTACTGGTAAACATTTTAGTGAGAAGTATAAAGATCTAAGTTCTAAATGGAGGAATTTTTCAGTGTATCAAAATATTACAGAATTGAATAAATTTATACATGCCATGAAAGATGATGACATACATGTTATTGTTGCAAAAGCAGGAACTGGAACAGGTAAGACCGTAATTTTACCTAAAGTTGCTTTAAAAGCAGAGATAGAAAAGAGATCATTAGAAGCAAATTGGCGGATTGCGGTGACTATTCCAAAATCGGATGCAACAAAATCTGCGGGTGAATATGCTGCGGATACTCTTGATGCTACTCTTGGGCAAGAAGTAAGTTATATTTACAGAGGATCTAGAGAAAATAATCCAGATTCATTTCATATTGATTCTCGTTTAATTTATATCACAGATGGATATTTGTTAGCAATTACCCAAAAAGATGAGTTATTTTCTGATTTTTCGGTGATTATAATTGATGAAGCACATGAACGTAGTAAAAACATTGATATTTTGATGTATAGATTGAAGAAAGCAGTTATTGCCAGAAAGGGTGACCTAAAAGTAGTCATTATTAGTGCGACAATAGATCCTAAAATATTTAAGGATTATTTTTGTCCTGATTGTGCTGCTGATGTTTCTTTTTCTCCAGAAACATCTTATCCTATTCAAGATATATTTGTACCAATCAAAAAAAATAGTGGTTTTAATACTGATCTGACTGCTGTAAATATGGCATTGAAAAACAGCATGAAACCTGGAGACGCAGCACTCTATTTTGTAGATACAGCTACAAAGACAGTAAAAGGATGTAAAGATGTTTCAAATGCATGTAAACAAGGACAGATTGATAAGCGTTGTAGGACAATGTCATGTTCACCTTTGTCAAGCAAAATGAGTGCAGATGAAAAAGATTTAGCTACAGGAATTAATAATCGCCTTTTAGAATATCCATATGATAAGAAAATAGTTTTTTCGACTAACCTGGCAGAATCATCTATTACCATAAATAATTTAAAAGTTGTAATTGATTCTGGATTTGAATTTCAAAATAAATGGAATCCATTAACACATGCTTCAGAAATGGGAAAGGAACAAATTACAAAAGCACAAATTGAACAAAGAAGAGGCCGAGTAGGTCGAAAAGATTCAGGCACAGTCTACTATTTATATGACAAAGAGAATTATGAAAAAAGAGATAAATTTCCTGCACCAAACATTCATAAATCAGATATTACAGAAGATGTCTTAAAAATGATGAAAAGAGAAAAAAACATTAAAAATACAATTGCTGAATTCAATAATTTTTTGACTCCTCCTACAACTGATCAACTTACATCAGCTTTTCATACTCTTTATAGATTAGATTGTATAACAAAACCTCCTGGAAATAATGACTCATATCTAACACCAATGGGTAATATTGTATTTGAGGCTCTTAACATATTAAAAACTGACATGTGGAATATCATGCCACTTATAAGTTGTATCGTCATGTTTGATATAAAAAGTATCCATTTAGAAAATGCAGAAATTTTAACTTCTATATTGGAAGAATTTAATAACAATTCACAATTAAATGATCCTCTTACTATGTTTTTTAGCATTCCTGACAAAATAAGTGATATCAAAAAACAAGAAATTATAAATAAAAATACACCCTATAAATACAACTATGACTATGACCATGAACATCTAGCAATTGTTAATTTATACAAAACTGTTGAACCTATAACTTATCTTTCAGCTGATGTAAATAAAGAAGTAATTGAAAGAATAAGAAATCGTATTATAGATATTCGAAATAATATTTTTATGTCTAATTATTTTGATAGTCCTGAATTCGTTCAGGATCGTTTGTCTGTATTGAATATGATGAATGGAAAAATAGCTCGTTTAAAATACAATGAATCAATTAATCATCTTGAAAGATATGTAGCATATGCTCGCAATCTTCATTTTTGTGAACAAAAAATAGAAAACGAAAAAAAGACATTTAAAACTCTTTTTACGTTAAAACAATTTCAAGGAGAATTTAAAAACAATGTTCCTGAGAATGATATAAAATCATGTATTTATGAAAAAGCAACCATAAGAAAAGGATCACCGATTGCAGAATTTAATCTTCGAACAATATTTCCTAAAAAAATTTTAGATGTATTAAAATGAAAAATTGATTATGTATATTCATTTTTCTTGTTATTAGATCAAAAGCATTTACATGTTAATTACTTCCTTTGAAGTGTCACCACCAAATTTGAAAATGCATACTATGTCAACTAGACCATATGTCCCAGCCAAACTTGTCCAAGCTATGGATGAAAATGCAATGTCTAAAGACAAATTTTCTGAACAAAAGATTATTTCGAATGTTCTGAGTAATCTGTCTGATGATGTAAAAGATACAATTTTTAAGAAACCAATCCTCCAAATTTCCAGGAATCTGAATAAGGAAAATATTAAACATGAATGTGTACTTACATCTGGCTTTGAAATGTTAAATTTAGATGACATTATTTCTAAAATGTTTAATGGTACAGATTTTAGTGTCCAATTTGTAATTTCTGAATTAACCTCTGAAAATATTGAAAAAGCGGAAATTATTGCTAAAAATGCTTTATCTGAACAAAAATGTATTCTTGATAGACTCTTTTTTGGCATTCCAGCTGGGCCTTCTCGCCTAGCAGCACCTCCTTGCCAAGAACTCAAAAGTGCTCTGATTCAGAACTTACCCACCAGTGTTTCATCTTTCATTTTCAATCCATATAATTATAAAAAAATAACTGTCAATGACATCGAGGGAAAGAACGAACAATCCAAGGTAGTTGTTTCAAATGGAAAAAGATGTCCAATTTCAGTACATAAACGTGATTTACATTGCGTGGATGGTGGTAAAGATGTAGCTAAAGTAGATACGACTTTCTTTGGTTTAAAATTTTCAACTGCTTCTGAACAACCAGATGGCAGCTACAAGAAAAAAACAATTTCTTTGATGAATATATTGGTTCCTAAATCTCAAGCAGATACAATGCATCAAATTCTTACAAATGGAATTTCAGAAATGGAAAAATTAGATTTGACTGAGGATGTCAGCATCTTCCTTCCTTCTCCGAATACTATGTTAGACATTCTAGTTTTCACCCAAAAAAGACACGCATTTTCCACCAATGAAGACTTTCAAAAAAGCTTAGAAGTCAAAATCAGAGCTCTTCAAGAACTTATTGATGAAGATTCTGCTTAAATTTTATTAAACTTGAAAATAAGACATATAAAGGTGTAACATTTTTCATTTGCTACAAAAATTAAAAAAAAATGGTGTTTTTAAACACCATATCTTGAAGCTGCAAAGAGAACCTCCACGTGGTAGCTTTGGACATATTACATGTTTTAAACAAGTAATATGACTAATCTCTTTTTTATTTCTATTTATATATTCTTTATTTTTTGCAATGTTTATTCAATTACCACCACCTATTAAGGCTCCGAGACAAATATCTTCAGAAAAAGCTTTATTAAAACACAAGAACCGTCTTGATATTATTTTTAATGAAAAAAGTAATTCTTTACATAAGAGTATATATTCTGAATTAAAGGAGCATCTTCCCAAACATATAAATGATTTGTTTACAAATAAGCAATCTATTTTGAAAATAATGACAATCGAAACAAAAAGATCTAAATCAAAAACAAGCTAAATTATTTTCATTACTTGAAAGTTATTAATTTCAAACCAAAATTTCAATTAAGAAAAAATTGATTTTATATATTGAAAACTAAACTTTCAACATATTAAACACTTAGTTCATGTTGATTTCTGCTTAACAGATTTTAAACAGAGGCAAACATGTCTACAATTGCTGCCAAGAAAAATGAGAAAAAGAAAATGAATAAGACTGAAATTAATGTCAAGCTGAAGGAGCTTCAAGAAAAGGAAGCCGCACTTGAAAATGCCAATACTATTTTTGCGACAAAAAGTGTCAATCTCAATGAGCAAGGACGCTTACTTGAAATGCAACGCTTAGAACTTTTGAAGTTTGAACAAAAACTCAATGCATTAAATGAAGAATTACTGACAGCGAAGAAAATTCAGCAGACTCAGGCTTCAAAGCCTCAGTCCCCAGCTACTCCTCAGCAGCAGACTGTGGCTCCAAAGCCTCAGCCATCAACTCCTCCTCAGCAGACTGCGGCTCCAAAGCCTCAGCCATCAACTCCTCCTCAGAAGCAGACTACTACAAATGACATTGGTATTAAAAAGACCATTGATTTTCCACCTGCACAAAATACACAAAAACTGTATGAAACTGAAATTGAGCCAATGAATACTGTGTTGAAAGATCTCAAAGGAGAATTAATTAAAATGTTTACCAATTTGGAGAACATGTCAAGTCCTTCAAAAGACAAAATTTTTGGATGTATGATAAGACTGCTACTTTACCACTTTCAAAATGTGACTGATATTAAGAATGTAAGAATCTTTGCAACTCAGGGTTTCAAAAATCTAGGTATTAACGGAATTGTTAGTGATTGTCTTAAAGGATTTCCTATTCTGAATGTTATTGTAGATGACCCAAATGTTTCAAAGACAAAAATTCAGGATACAATTAACAATGCAATTCTGCAATACCGTGGTTTTTTGAAGAAGAATCTGTTTAGCCAGACAGAATACTTAAAAGAACTCAGTGAACCATTAAAGAATTACTTACCAAAAGATGTCTTTGAATTTTCATTTGATGAAGAAAGCTACAAAAAGCTATCATCTTATGACATTTTTAACAATGAACGATTAACTGACTCACCTAGACAGCCTGTATTTATTAATGAAAATGAGAATGATGGCATTTTTACTGTTCATGCTAATTTTGGAATGAAAATTTCTGATGAAAAATATATCAAGACAAGCTTGACATTCATGCAAATAAACATACTTAATGTGCAAGATGAAACAATGAAATTGATTGAAGACAACTTTTGTCAGTGTGCCAAAACTCAGGTGTTCTTGTCAGATGGTTCTACGTGTCCTCTATACTTGCCACCAATTAATGTCTTAAAATTTCTTAGCAAAAATAATAGGACAAGAATGGAAGCATTAAACAAAATTCAAAAGTGAACTTAAAATAGATGAGATTTATATAAATGATTTGACTTAAATTTAATTAAATTATTTTTTTTTAAATGAATCAAAGGTATTTTACAGTTGGTGACATTATTGACAAACAATTACGTCATTGTTTTAAAAATATTACATGGATAATTGTTGAACACTTGAAGGAAATAGAGTTAAAGGAATTTATGGAATTTCCTTTTTTCAATATCAACGATCCTTTTACACTAGTTGTAAAGAGTTCATACATTAACAGAGATTTCAACCAACTTTTTGAAGATGTTGATTATGTATTATATTTAATGGTAAATATATTTAAGGTTCATCCTCTTTTGAAAATCATTGTTTCATGTAAACACATATTTGAATCAAATGAAAACTATATACAAAAAACAGTTTTATATGAAACACCAACTAACATTTTAAAAGAGTTTGTTATAAATTGGCCAGATCAGTTTTTACAAATTCAATATAAATAAATTATGATGTCATTATTAATATCTGATGATGAAAGAGAACTAGAGGTTCCAACCTTTTTAAAAACCGCAAAGGCATTGGAAATGTCAAAACCGCAATTGCCAATTTGGACGGAAAATGAGGTGGATCGTTTATATTCATTATTAAAAGAAAAATCAAAGATTGTCGGTGGTAGAAAACCAAGCTGGTTTAAGGATCTTCAAAATGAATTGACACAAAAAGAAATCAACACCAAAGAAGAGTTGACGAGTTTTTTGAACAGAAATGAGATAATGCGCTCCAGAAAAAATATTTTACTAGCCAAGATGCGTGTCCGTGAAGAGGTCTTTCAAAAAGAGCTTCAGAAGATGGAATCACTCAAAGCCGAGGGTATAAAGAAACCCAAGATCATGAGGAAAAAAAGCATTCTACGATGTTTGTCCAAGATGGAGAAAGATATTAAAAAATTAAAGGATGTATTGGAAAATGATAATGAGGGAAGTGAAGAAATAGATAAAAATGAAAGTGAAGACATTAATTAAGGACGCCCTTGTAGTATATTTTTAATTTGATTTAATGCATCAATTGTCTCTTGTCTATATTTTGCTTCTTGTGCTTCTGTTGCTGCATTTGCTTTATCTGCTGCTTCTTTTAGTGATTTTTCTTCTTTTGCAGCTTTACTAGAAGCATTTTCATTGATTTTCTCTTGAATAATTTCTACGGGGTTTTTAATGCGTTCTATTTCTGTTTTAAATTTCTTTGTTTGTTTCTTCTTGTAATCATCTACTAATGACAAATAAAGTAAAATTATTCCAATAAAAGACACAGTGACTTGAGTCATCTTATTATTTAAAAACAGTTTAAGATAATCCATTCCAGTGGAATTAATAATTCTTAAAAAGAATTCAGATACTTGTAAGACATAGGTAGTAATTTCAAAGCCTCTTATTACAATAAAAGAAAGCATAAGCCACGTAACATGAATATATAAAGAAACCTTTTTAAAAATAAAATAAATCATGTCAATAGGAAGTAATTTATAAATTCTTTGGAACGTTTGAGCAGCAGTTCTCCATGAATTATTCCAAAAAAAAGTAACTATTTTAGTAAACATTTTAGGAGAATCGAGTATTTTCTTCCATTCTTCTGTTGAGTATTTAGGAATTAAATATTTTAAATTGAATTCACAAATAAACACAGGTAAAGATGCTACCGCTCTAATATGTTCAAAAGTTCTACCATCAATTTTTCTCAATTTTTTAACTACCCAATTAATATTATTAAAAGATTTTTTTAAAAAATTTTCTGTTGTTCTACTTTTGTTTAATGTTAATGTTTGCGGTTGTTCTTTTTGATTAACATTTGTTGTTTCAGTATTACCTCCATAAAGATTAATTATATGATTAGTTTGTTCTAAAAATTCTTCAGTTTTAAGAAAACTCATGTCAGCTTTTTGTTTTAATTAGCAATAATATATATATCATTTAATCTTTGATTCTTATTCACGGACATGTGAAAAATCTTGTAACAAAGTGTCTCTAAAATGTACTTCTTCTTTATATTCATCTACAAGTCTTTGATATTGTTGTGTATCTGTTTCATGTAACGGATTATCATTTTGTTTTTCTTCTTTGAAAAAAATATATACACAGTAAATTAATATACCTATTATTGCAAATTGTGATGATGTAATTTTATAATTGTTTATCATCTTAATGGGTTCTATCATTATAAATTTAAGAAATAAAAGCGAAGTATCTAAGAAGAATTTAACAATAAGATAGCTTGTAGTCAAAGTTGTAGATACTGAAAGATAAACAACAATCCAAGTCAAATACATAATTAAACGAACATTTTGAAATATTTTATAAACCACTTGAATAGGTAATGATTTGGTGATTGTTTGATATAGTTGTGCAGCAACTCTCCATGAATGTTTCCAAAAAGTAACAACCACTTTTCGAAATAATTTTGGATCATCAAGGATATTTTTCCATTGTTCTTTTGTATATTTTGAGAGAAGGTGTTTGGAAATATATTCACTAAGAAACAATGGTATAGATGCAATTATTTTAGCCTTGTGGCTTGATATACGGTTTTTTAATTTTTTTAATTTTTTAACAATCCAAAATTCATTATTAAAAGACTTTTTTAAAAACTGAATAGTAGTTTTTGAAAGGTTATCTGAAAATGATTTGTCAGATATATTTCCTGCAATTTGAGATTTTGTAATTTGTTCACTGTTTTCACTGCTTTCAAAAAGTTGATCTAATGAAAAGTATGTCATTTTATATCTTTCTTACAAAAATAGTAGGGTTATTGTAAGATTCTACTCTTAACAAGATTTCATAAAGTCTACACAGTTGTTTTTTTGTCATTTCTTCGTAATCAAACGTTCTTCCACTTAAATTATGAATTTTCTTGTAAAGAACTTTTTTTGACATTTCGCCATTGCCGCATTCAGTTCCTTTGTTATTTTGTTTATGAATAACGAAAAATAATCCTGCTCGTGATTGAGGTCTCATATAGAAATATCCCAATGCATTTTCTAAACTTTTTGGCGGTGGAGGTTTTATAAGTTGACCTATTTCTAAAGGATCTGCGTGTCTCCAAGTTTGATTATCTGGATTTTTGACCATATAGTTACCATGATTATTGAGAACCCAACGTTCAGATCCTTTTTCATCAATATAAGCAAATAGGTAACCAGCTGACAATAAACTTTTTCTGAAAACAGGAATGTTTTCTATTTCTCTAAAGTCCTTGGTTCTGTCAACAATAAAATCAACAAAAGCATCGTAATTGTTTTTAAGTAATTCTTCTTTGAATGGAATTTTTAATTGTTCAATTCTTTCTGTAATATTACCACTTACTTCATTTTTGGAATCATTTGATAATAAGACAAGTTGCTGGGGTGTATTAATTTCATCTAATCCTATTCTTTGTTCATCTGTTAAATACATGTCTGGATCTACACCATCTGGATGAAAAAGAAATATTTGATCAACTGTTTTAATAAGGTAACCTCTATGGTTATGTTTTCGAACAACATCCATACCTTGTATTACCATTTGATGTAATGCATAACTGATAAGTTCTTTATCAGTTCCTGTAAACTTGCTTATTTCGTCTACAGTTCCTTTAACATGTTTCCAAAAATAATTACGTATCTCTCTAACTAGTTCATTTAGTTCTTCGGACAAAAAGTATTCATCAAATGTTGAATCATCAAAATTGAGTGTAAGTTTAGGAGATTGTTTTTGTGAATTACTTGAATCTTTTAGCATTCCAAGATGGTCTTGTATATTAACATTGTGTAAAACATTACCTTGTGAAGTTTCTACCTGATGAAGAATATAAGTTGTCTTATCAAAGTTATAAGACCAGTTGAGTTCATAGTCAATACTATTTTGAATAAGGATATTCTGAACTTTATCCATTGTAACTTGTTTTTTTTCACCCATTCTATACATCCACATATCTACTGTTTCAGTTTCTGGATCAGATGGGTCTATGGCAGTGTGAAGATAGACAGTGAGATTTCTTTTAGATGGAGGAAGAGAAACATGAGAACATTTGCGTTGAGCTCTTCCTACTACTTGTTTGATTTTATTCAAATGAAAATGAGGTTCCATTATATGGACTTCTCTTATATTTTTCAGATCTAATCCTTCAGATGCAATACTTGTTCCAATAACAACTTTCACTCTACCTGCATTAATTTCTTTTAATTCATCTGAGATATTCATGTTAAATTGAGAATCACCTGTTAATAAAGAATATGTTCCAGCGTAAGGAGGAAGATCTTGTACATTAGTTAATAAAGATGGTGCATTAAGACTACGTTTAAATCCACGATGCTCTAAAGCAATAGCTAGTGGTAATACACCACTATGTACATAAAAAGAGTAAACTAATACAGTACCCTCGCTGCTAAGAATTTTGTCCACAATTGAGTTCATTTTACAAGAATATTTGCCTAATGAATTAGGGGTTAGAAAAGGAGTTATTTTGTAAGAAAAACGAGTATTACCTTTGGAATATGTTGATTTAAAGCATTTCATAAATGCAGTTTTGCCATATGTTTCTTCAGTGTTATCTTCATTGTTTGTATCATCTGTAACTTCTCCACATGGAAAGGTGATATTGGCTAGTTGTCTTGGAGTAGCCGCCAAAGTTTGTTGATATTTTTTCAAAAGCTGTTTATTATAAATTCTTGATTGAAATGGAGAAAAATAAGAAATATATAATTTATCTTTTAAATCTTGGATTCCATCTTTTATAATATTCCCATTAATAAATTCTTTTTTGGGAAGATGAAGATTTACTAATTTTCTATCTTTTGGATAAAAAATCATTGGAAATGAGAATGGATTTTCTCCTCTCATGTAAGAAACGTATCCACGACTAGCCTCATTTAAGATCTGTATTGATTTTTTATTTTTGAGGTTACCATGTTTATCAAAAACATCATTGCCATCATTGGCATCATCAATAATGGGACGTTTGTCATTCGCCAATAAATAATTTAACAACCAAATAATTTCTCTTGCACTATCATACATAGGAGTTGCACTCAATAAAATAAGCTTAACATTCTCAGCAAAATGAAACACATCTCGAATTAATTTTGGATTTTTCTTATCAGTTTCTTCATTTTTTGATCTCACATTGTGAACTTCATCCAATATAAATACTCTATTGGAATATTTATTTCGAATATCATTTCTATATTCTTCCGAAAAACGTGTTTCATCTATTTCTCCATATCTATTCCAATTTGCCATCTTAATTACATCTACTTCAGATGCAAACTCTCCATATCCATAAAATTTATATTTAGAATTAATATATTTATCAGTGGCTTCTTGGGAATGTTTCCTCATTCCACAAAATCCCTTCAACTGTTGAACAAAATTGTCTTTAAGACTGTTAGGAGTTATTACAGTAATTGGATTACTAAATACATTAGTAAATTGTTCGGCAATAGTTATGGCTGTACATGTTTTACCAACTCCTAGACCATGAAATAATAAAATACCATTGTAAGGTGTCAATGGAGAAATGTAATTACGTAACATTATCTGATTAGGAGTGAGTCTAAATGATCTGTTGAGAGAACATTCTTGTTTAACAATATCATCATATGTTTTTCCTTCAATTTGATTTTTTATACTCTGAAACTTATTAAATTCTTTTTTGTCAAAAATTTTAGAAGAAAAATGCGGATCATCAAGTTCTGGATACATGACTTTTACAATATTTTGATTTTAAATATCTAAACATAATCAATACAATTTCATTTTCAACCAAACTAAGTCTTTTATTTGAAGAAGTATTTTCTTAATGGTCAAATTTTCATTAGAGTGTGCGACATTAATAACATTTTCTATATAAGTACCAGATATTTCTTTAAATTTTTTAATAACATCATCACTAATGTTATTTATTTGATTAGGAATTTGTTCAACATAATTAATTGCATTTTTCTCTTTACTTTCTTTTTCAGACAATCCTTTAAAATAATCACTCCATGTACGTGAACCTGGTTTTACAAGTATGTTTGCTATTTCATTGTTTAATTGATCAAATAAAACAATTAACTGTTTTCTAAATTCTTCTTTAAGTATTTTTCCTTCTTTATAAGAAATGTATAAGTAGTAGGTTTTAGTGGTTAAATAAAAAGCAACACTTAAAAAAATACTGTACATTGTGGAATTGAAATAAAAATTTCCTGACCCACTCATACTTTTCAATGTATGTTCTGAAGCTTTGATAGGATCTAGATCTTTTTGATCATTATTTTGTTTTTTATATAATTCTATTATCTTTCCAAAATTTTGTCTAATTCTTTCTATTAGTTCAGGACTTTTAAGCCTAGAAATTAAACTATACATAGATTTAGCTACATTTTTAGAGTTGTCCTGATTAAAATATGGAAATAAAGTTTGAAAAAAAGAAAGATTATATTTTGATGGATTTATAAGGAAATCACGAATAGTTTGAAATATTTCAAAATTGCCATTTGCAATTTCTTTAGCAACTTGAGTTTTTTCATAATCAGATAAATTACGACCTGTACGTTTTCTATTTCTCATATATTCGACTAGACTTGCCATAACACCTGATGCAATAATCGCAGAATTAATTGCTAATGTCATTTTTATATTTGATTTATAATTTGTGAATCTAAATCAATAAACATTTTAATACGTTCTTTATTAATACACCTGATAGATTTTAATACTTCATCACGACTTTTCCATTGAACCCTACTAATTTCTCTTTTATCAAATGCTTTAGAATTACATTCAATTAAAGGATCAAATTTCATTACATAATACACATGTTCGTAACTTGTTTTGTTACTACCAATGAATTTTTCGATGCGAGGTCTGTGAAAAAAACTGCGCATTAGTCGATGATCAACACCTGTTTCTTCTTGAAATTCTCTCAGAGCACACAGATATGGATCTTCTTTGTTTTTTTTGCTAAGACGTCCTTTTGGAAAACCCCATTCAGGTTCTTCCAATTCACTTTGTGTTCTTCCAAGAATTTGAATAAATACTGGATACATCAGTTCATAGTTATCAAAATTTGCAAAATATCGTCCGGTGTGAAAATGACTACATAGTTTTTTGAATGTTGGAGACTTAGATATAAGATTTCTTTCATAAACTGTCATATTTCTAAACATATAAGCCATGTATTCAACATCCATAATATCAAATTTCCCAAGAAGAAATTCACTAAAATTTAGAGAATGAATTCGTTGAACCATAAGATATTGAATATCTTCTGGTTTGTCCTCATTTTGTTTAAAACAAATAACGCCAGTACTGACAATATGTTTTAAACCTAACTTGTTCAGCAACAAACATTTCTGTTTAAAATTTTGAATTGGGTCGTCGACACACATGGTTCTGTATTTTACTTGTTTTACTTAGAAACTAAATATATGATAATCATAAATCATTTTTTTTGATACATATAATAAATATAATAAATATGGCACCCAGAGATAGCACCGTCATCAGTACTCTAAAAGAGATTAAAACGGTTCTCGAAGAGAAAAGACCTGACAAAGCACAAAAAAAGGTCAATAGTCTACTGAACAAATTTGAGAAAAGTGAAAATGCTCCGGATAAACCACTTAGTGAATACAACAAATTCATTCAAACTGAATTTAAAAATATGAAAGACGCTGTTGGTCCCAATGGAGAACCTCTCAGTGCAACCGAAAAAATGAACCGTGCCGCTCAAGCATGGAAACCAAGTAAGTAAAAAGTAAAACATTAAAAGAATCAAACTAAGTCTTTAAACCATATGCTATCCAGCAATATGGAATAACAGAAGCATTTGCTCTCATAGTGACCCTTTTTTCATCGTACAATTGAGGTTGTATGTTAAACTTGGTATTATTTGTTTTGCCATCCACACGATAACACTGGATGCCAAAAAACTGAGTAAAAGGTATGGTAAACATTATATCTGCATTTTCAAAATATTGAATACCCCACTGTAACAGAAAAGTACCTAATTTAAAATAACCGGATTTCCCTTCCATGAATTGATAATCTAAATCAAAAGTATCCTCAAATGATTCAACATGTGAAGATAAAGAAATATGAGATAATGAATATATGTTCCATATTTGCAATAAAGCAGTAATAACAGCAATGATGATCACTAAAATAAAAAGCCTCATTTATTTATTGTATTCATATCAAAAAAAGAGGAGTTAATGTTGAAATAAAACATAATATAGTCATTAGATACCATGTGATTTTCATAGCCTGTGATCTCTCAGTAGTAAATCTAAAGAGATCAGGTCTTTGAATAACAGCAGTTACAACCAAACCAAAAATTGACATTATTGCTAAATTAAACAAACCATCTTTGAGAAAAAGGACCTTGATTAAGTTATCTCCTATTATGTTTATTAGTCCAAAAATGACCATTGTTGATATAAAATATACCCCACTAACAAAAAAAACAGCTGCTGTGAGAGAACGACGAGTGTTAGTGTTAAAAAACATAGCTCTTATTACTTGTGTTGTTATAATCCATATTCCCAAGTTTATAAATTTTAGTAAATAAATAATTAAGAATTTTCGGTCAGTTACATAATCCTTAAGAGTATAAGACTGATTGATTTCTACAGAAGAAATCAGTTCTTTTGTTTTATCCAAATCTTGACGTAATTCTCTTTGTACAGAAGGAGTATGAATAAATTGTTTTATATTTAATTTATCTATTTCTTCTACTACTTGTTGTGTGTATTTCTGAGTAAAAAATACCTTGCTCATCTCTTTCATGTCATTTATTTTTGACTCAATCCTCCTAACATCTTCTTCATATATAGATATTTGTTGTTTGAGCTCAATATGATTTTTCCAGCGTTTTAAATAAGAAAGAGAGTTATTCAATCTCTGCGTAAAAATATGAAAAATTAAGCGCTTGTACTCTCGAACATGTCTGCGAATTTTTTGTAACATGCTCTTTAAGTTATCTTTTAGGACATTCTCTACTTCTAATACATAGAAAGAGCTTTTGAAATTTGAACGAGATATTTTCATATCATCATTTACCATTTCAAAACCTTTAATAAGATCATTCATCATTGATTCCTCCATATTGTCTATACTATCTCTACTGCTTTGAATCTGTTTTTCTAAAACAGTAAAAACCTCAATGTCAAATTCTGGTGATATATATTTACCTAGCTGTTGTAAAGGATTACGACATTTTTGATTCATTTCAATTTCACGTGCCTTCTTTTTAGCCTCGCGCTTCAGCCTAAATAACTCATTTTCTTTCTGTTTTAAGACAAGAAGTTCAGTTTGCTCTAATTTACTAAGATTAATATAGGGTAAGTAACCACGCTCCAATGGATTACCATCTGGTATCGCTTTCTCTAAATCTTGTTGATAGATTTCTTTGTTACTTTTACGCCATTCTTGATACAAAGATTTTGCTCTGTTATACAAGGTCTTTACCTTTTGATATTTAATAAAATTAATATCCCCCTTATCTTCTTCGACTAAATTTAAAAGACTTTCTAATTGATTTTTTAAAACTCGATTCTTAGCTAATGATCTAGTATTTTGTTTCAATTCAATTAATTTTTTAGAAAGTTCTTCCTTTTGAGAAGATAGATCGATATTTAATTTTTCTAATTCACTTATTCGCGGATCAATCGACGATTCTTGGTTGGAAGAGTAAATCTGTGATTGCGATGCACGCTGTCTTCTAGAAGCTAGCTCTGTATAATTATTTTGAATTTTACTGTCAATTATTTTAATAACATTCTCGATTGCATCAATCTCTGCTTTTGATTGTTTTTCATCTTCTTCACTATATTTTTTAACCTCTAAAAACATTTGTTCCATCTCTTGTTTCATATTATCGATTGTAGGACCATATGTTTCAGGATCAGCTTGTTTTATGATCTCTTGTCTAGATACATTCTGAGCGAATTCAGCAACACTCTGAATATCACTATCATTAATTGAAGTATCTGATTTTTTAGCTTCAATTAGTCCAAGAAGTTTAGTTGTAGATTCTATTATTAAATCTAAGTATGTCCCTTTGCGATTAGGAACTGATTCGCCTAAATATTTTGTGTTATTAATAAAATTTTTACTAATATCAATTATTTGAGATTTTTTCGACTCCAACGAAGATATGGTAAAATTTTTATTAATCAAATTAATTTCCTCATTTTGAAGATTTAATAAATATTGTTGAACCTTTTCATTAGTTTTGCTTATTTCAAATATTTTTCTATCTTTTTCTAATTTTTGTTCATATTCAACAGCATTTTTAAATCTATTAATATTTTTGTTAATTGTATCTTTATTACCATATTCCTTATAAATTTTGTCATATAATGTTTTAAAAGGACCATTTTCTCCAAAAACAGATGTTCCTGTTAAAGCATAAAAAAATATATTATCAAACTTATTAAATTCTTTTTTTTCTATTTTTTCATTCAGTTTAAATTCATCTTCTAAGGCATTGTAAACAGTGTCCTCATCATATAGTGTCTTTAATTCATATAGTAATTTTTCCAGAATAATACGTTGATTATTTGTGTCATTGTCAAATAGAGAAAAATTAAATTGACTAGATGTCAGTTTACTTTTTATATCTGTTTCTTTTTTAACTTCTTTTAATTGGTTATTAGCAGCAGTAGAATTGTCAGACTTAACAGGGTCATGATTAGAAGCAGAAGGAATCTGATCAGTTTTATTCATATTACCCCTTAAATAACTTACCGTACTTTCATCTACATGCTTGTTTGCGGATTGATTTTTTTCTTGTTCAGTTGGTTTCTCATTTTGTTTTTGTTGATCATCTTGTTTACTCATTAAACTCGATTTGTTTGTTTTTTCATTCATTCATTAAATAAATATTCATTTGATTGCCCATTCATTTTGCTTCTTAATTTTAATTATTTCTTCGTCTGTCATATCTTGTTCAATACCAAATTTTTTTTGAACATCTTCTGGAGCCATCATCTTCATTGTATTCGCAACATATCGACTTGCTCTCAATAAGAGAGAGTTATTGTTTAAGTAATCACTTGCCAAAAGTATATCAAGAATGATTTCATCATTCTTTTTAAAGAAACTATTATCAAACTGGTTTGTTTCCGGATGGTTGTCACAATGATCAGCAAACTCTTTCACATTAGTAGGTAACATTGTCATTTCTAATTTAAATAATTCTGGATTCATAAAGTGACGTTGTTCACAGTATTGGATAATTGTTTTTAAGACGTTACTATTAATTTTAGGAAGTGGAATAAGATCACAATCGGTAACATCATTATAAACATTCTTTAGGGTTGTCAAATAATTTACAATATATTCATTAATTGTAATAATAACATTATCATTGCATAAACACTTGATTCCATTCATTGGAGAATCTATAGACATATTGGCATAATCTTTCTGAAATATATTGTCAAATCAATTTTTAACTTGAAAATACATGAACAAAAAATAAATGTTTAAAAATATTTTTGTCAATTGAAATTATTTAGAAACTGAATTTGTAATATAGTTTAACTCATATTAACCATCTCTTCAATGGAAGATCCTTCATATCCTTTTTCTCCCATTGAATTTGGGACTACTCTCACTTTTTGTGGATGGAACATGTATCCCATAAAACATGCTGCAATGTTCTCTTTGTTAAGCCAAATAGTCTTGACCTTCATAATAAATGTCATAAATGTGTTTTCAAGATCATTCACACTGTTGTATTCATATGGTTTTCCATCATTGTCAACAACAGGAAATGCAAACTTATCATCATAAATTGGTAAGTTAAAGACAAAATAGTATTTATCGGTGGGTTTGTCTTGAATAGGAAGACCTTTATCATCTTTCTCACATGTGAATTTCAAGCAACTTTTAATTTTTTGTTCAACTGTCCATTTAATATTGTCTTCATCTGCAACATTGTTTTCTACCATGTTTTGATAATCAACCGGAAACCAAGTTTTATAGTTGTCAGCAGCAGTTGTAATTAATTTTTCATTCAATGTTTGAATGAAATCTTTCATATCATGATTTGATGAATCAATTGCAGGATAAAGCAAGACTTTTTGCTTGTTTTTATTTTCTTTTTCTTTTTCTTCTCGATCTTTATCATCATTTGGTTTGGGAAACCTGCATTTCAGCTCAGAAAACTGTACATTTTGTCCATGTGGAGAAGTAGTAGTAATAAATCTTGTAACTTTGTCTGATGGAGTAAAAACACTTGAAGAGATTTTGAAACTTTCGGCAAGTTCTTTGTTAGCGCGAGGCATGTTTGATTCGGAGTGAACAAACAGAGGAATAGGAGTAGAGGTATATATATACTATGATAATGTAATTACATATATGCTTTTCAATTTTTTCGATCTATGAAATCATACATTAAATCATCTGATTGAAGTGTTTGTTCATCAAAATAAGTTCTTGGTATGAATTTATATTCGATTTTTTTAGTGTTATTTGCGACTTTTAGTTTTTGTTCATAAATGCCAGCCACAATCATTATAGATCCAACTAATACTAAAATCATGATTAAAGCTTTCATTTCTTTCGCCGGTTCTCTTTATTCTCTTTCTTTTTTTTCTTCTCGTTTTCCTTTTCAACAATTTCATATGTATTATAATGTTTATTAAGCATTTCGTAGGTCATTTTATTACTATCATCTTCATTAGTTTTTCCAGTCATCATGGATCTTCTTATTTCCAGAAGATTTTTAATAAACTGGATGTCAGCTTCTGGATCTGCGGCTGTTTTAAAAACATGAGGTATTTTTAAAAATAGTTCTGGCATTTTATGAGACCATGCCATACATTTTTCATGTGGATTCGCATATGATGTGGTGTCATTTTTAATTTTCTGAAAAATATCTAAAAAAACTGAATCTTCAATCTCCATGATTTCTATTTTTTGTACATGTCTATAAAAAAATGACTAGTTCTTCTTTCTGGATGCGTAGCACAGTGTTAATTATTATGATAGCTTTGATTATTCTTCTCATTGTTAAATGTTCAAACAGGGGAACTTCTTCACCTAGACAAGAAGAAGCTTTTGGTGATGATGGTGTGAATTACAGTAGCATGGATTCTATAATAAAACCTGATGTTACTGATGAAGAAACTCTTGTATTAGGAACTCCAAATGCAAAAGAAGAACGTTCTGGAGTGACAAATGCATTCCCCATGTCTCCAGAACTCAAAGCAGCGTATGCAAGAAGTACCGAAAATGTAAAAATTGCAGAAGCAGATGAAATTAAACCTTATGGAGCAGATGATATGAATATGGATGATTTTGCTAATATATCTGACATGACATCTACTGAACATAAGGTCCCCGAAAATCCTTTTCCTAGTGACATGGTAATGCCTGAAGATTTACTTCCACAGGATGCTGCTAACTCACCATTCTCACAAATGAATCCACCCGTTGATGGTTCTATCATGGATCAAAACTTTTTGCAATCAGGTGTGAACATTGGAATTGACACTAAAGGAAGTACTATGAAAAATCCTAACTATTCTCTTCGAAGTGACTATCCAGTGACAAAACTCTCCGGACTTCCATGGAACAATACAGAAAGAGATCAAGATCTTAATAGGAAATTTTTTGAGATTGGTGCTTGTTAAGCCAGTAATATGCTAATTTAGGACTAGGATACAGACATTTCTCTGTTTTGTCAAAAATAAAACACGATTTGTCAGAGACGTAAAAAATCTCAAAAAAGGGATCATCATATTTCTTTCCAGGAGTCCAGTTAGAGTGACCTATAATTTCTGTTATTAAATCCATTAATTTTAGTGTTTTTACATTTAGATTGACATAAACATTTACAGATTTTACGTGTCTAAATGCGAGATGAAATTCTCACTTCTTGACGCTCCGGAAATAAATCTTTTTTTGGGAGGAGGGACTCCAGCTGACCTTCTGAAACTTAAACTAATGAGATTTTATTCAAAAAAGGAAAATATAATTCCATTGAAAACAATTGTGTCCCAGAAACAGAGAATATCATTGAGATTAATAGATTCATTTGTTACAAATTACAGTAAACATCACAATATCATTATTCCTAATATTATGAAAGGTTGTAAAGAAGGATTTCCCATTAATAACAATTACAAACAACAATTACAATCATTTGGAAAAGTCATGTTTGATCCCTTCCGCCGGGAACACAAAATAACTTTTGTGTATGGAGAAGGTCCAGATGACTTTTTAGAAACATCATTAGGACAAATGAATATATTTAAATGGCTTATTGAATACAGAATATTAGATTTTATGGAAGCCAATCTGGAAAAAATAGAAGTTGCTATGAATGGTCCAAAAGAACAACCTTTTCAAAAAGTATCTTTTAAATTACCACCATGTATACAGAGTTCTAAAGAACCTCGAATTATACGTTTCGAGTGAATACAAAATACTTATATAGGAAAGACAACTCTTTTTCAGCAGGGGTCATACTCAAAGCTTCTTGAGCTGCCCACGTTTGATTTCCAGTACTGTTCTTTTTCAAATTATTAAATATTTCTTCAAAACTTTGTTGTCCTTTCATTCCTAGTTCATTCTCTTGTTCAGGGGTCAACAAATGGATGTTTTTTGAAGCCATATATGCTACCAACAAATCAAAACTAACCATGTATTCTGAAAGCTCTTTTCCAATACTTGCTATATTGAATTCTAATTTATAACCAACACTGTGACTGTTGTTAAAAGATTTTTTATATTTTTTCTCCATAGACCACACTCTTTCAGGTCCTATAAAACCTTCATATTTTGTTTTTTTCTGAAACATGGAATCTATTTTAATGGCATCTAAACAGGTACCAATGAAATAGCCTCCAGGAGCCAGCATTTGGTCAACATTATTAACAAAGTTTAGAAGTGTGGTCTTGTTTTGGAAGAAATAGTGAATTGCAAACTGACAGCTGATTAAATCAAATGATTTTGGCTGCATCATTTTATAGTATCTTTGCATCTTGTAAGACAGATTACGCTTGTCTCCAGTACCCCACAATATCTTCTTGAGATCTTTTTCTGGATCCTGATCAATTTGCTCATTAATAGGTAGACCACCATCCATTTTCAAAAACACATACCGGTAGTCCCTAGGTATCTTGTTTTCTGACAAACGTTTGATAGCACCTTCTTCTTTGTTATACAAGTTATGTGCTGTAACATCTATGCCAATCATGTCAGTTGCCCCAATTTTTACATACTTAAATATGTCACCTCCTTGACCACATGCTATGTCTAACACTGATTTGACTTTACCCTTGAACTTATAAATGAGAGCACTTCTCTTAACAAATTTATTGTGAAAAGTTGTTAAAGATTTAATCAGGTTACCCTTAAAACCATCATTATTGTGACGATGGTAGTAAATATCCTCAACATCATCCTGAATTTGCATATCTTTTTGATCATTATTTGTTTTTTCCTGATCTCTGATCTTCTCTAATGGAATAGGACGCATGGTGGTTATCCAAGAAGACATCACTGACCCAATGTCATTTGGTTCAGTTTTATCAATACGCTCTTTCAAAGTAATCCATTTGGTGTCCTTAAAAATACATTCCATAATCTTTCCATGTAAAGATGGAAGGCTTTCTTCTACCCACACCAAAGAAGTATCCTCTTGAGGAAGTACAGGAAAAGGATGCATTGTTTCTGGTTCAAATGCTTTGAGACCATAATTTCTGTTCCCTGTTGAATTTTCTAGATAATCTAACATATTTTCAAATTCTTGCATTCTACTTCCACACATAAGCTTGTATCTTTTGTAGTTTTTGAAATCACGGGTAATGGTATCATGATAATGTAATTTAAAATCCATTGAGTTATGAGAAGGAGGTTTCCATTTGAGTAAGCGATCCCATTTTTTAGAAAAATCTTTCTTCAGAGGCAGTCCATCATCCCAAGGAGTGAATATAACTCCATCCGAAGGTATGTTGTTAATTTTCAACATATTCATAATTCGATTGATACCGTTCTTATCAGCTGTTTCAAAAACCTTGACTTCTACCAATCCCTCTGTAATTTTCTCTAGTCTTTTTGCGGCTAGTAGACGAGTACTCAGATCATGATCAGTGTGAAAGGGTTTTTTGGCAAAGAAATAGGTATCAAACACCATAACTTTGTGACCAGACATTTTCTCCACATCAAATAGAGATTCAGCAGCCTCCAAATATTCACCTCCTTTTAGCCTTTCAACTTGAAACTTTTGATTTATCAGGTAAGGAACACCTCTACGGTTAAAAAACAGCAACCTACGTTCTCCATCTGCCTTAATAGTAGCACTATAATTTTCTCCTACTTGGGTCACATGCTTGTGTTCAAAAGTCACAGGCTGAGGACCAACAAAAGTAGGTGTAATTCCTCCAATTAAGTTCATATACTCTGAAAATACTTGTTTTTGTTGATAAATAGGCAACATGTCTTCTTGATTATAAATGTAACCCAATAGTTGATGGGATTTTTCCATGATCAACTCTATCATTTTTTCATCATTATCATCTGTTTCAGAAGCTAGAAAAATCTCAATTTCATACTCAAAATGCATTTCATTTAGACCTGTTTTTACCACTGTAAAATCATACCGAAGGGGTTCATCAAATATGCTATATCTTTGTTTGTATCTATAAGACAGAGCTGATTCTCTGGAGATTCTATCCACTGAAGTTCGATCTTCTTTGCTCAATACCACACTCATGTTATAGTCTCGTATAGGAACACGTTTAAGAACAAGTTTTTTAATGGATTCTGCATTGGTACCTGCATCACTAACAATTTTATCCAAAGGAACCTGTTCTTGAAAGGCTTTCAAAGCATCATCTCCCGTAAGACGGATTCTGTATTTTTCATCTTTGCTATTTGTGTTTACAATGTCCAGTGATTTAGGATCCTTTGTAATACCTTTAAATTTAGACAATACTCTCTGAAAAGCTGCTCGATCTTTATAAACAGGATTAGGTAATTGTAATCTAATTTCTAATTCGGCATTTGCTTCTTGTCTAGCGCTTTGAAAAAGATCACGGAGCTCAATCTCTTCGGTCAACATTATTTTCTGATTTTGATTTATTGAATAACTCTTTCACTTTTTCATATATAGTAATTCGTTTTTCCATAGATTTATTATCAAAAATAAAAGCTTTATATTTCCTTAAAGTTGGAAAATCTTCAGGTATATTGTTTTCATTACAAATAGAATTTGCTAATTTAATATATTCATCATTTTTATCAAAAATAGGTTGAATTGCATTAGTTGATTCATCAATTATATAACATTTTTGAGCATTTGATTCAATATCTTTATTTTCTTCAGGTACTTTAACATGAATCGTATGGACACGTTTCCCCTCACGTGAGTTAATAACTACTAAATGTTCAATATTACAAACTTGACAAAGATGAGTCAATGCATCTGATCCGTATTTAAACAAAATAAAATTAGAAGAATTCATAATGGAATTGATTTCATCATGTACTTTGTTTTTATTTGTCAAATCACTTGCTGCATTAATGATTTTGTTTCGAAGTAAAAAATCATTACAACTCACAGGATCATGACATCTCATAAAAAATGCACTTATTGAGTCATTTTTTTGATCATGATCGTCAATCTTATTTATGAAAGAGGTATCATTTTTACTTAAAACTTTTTGAGTCCAAATATCATCTACAGGTGCATATGGAACGTCGCCTCTTTTATTCTTTAGTGTAGACAAAACGTTCGTTTTCAAGACCTCTGGAAAAATAGATACCATTTTCAAACAAATAAACTATGTTCTTTTATACGATCTTGGAAAAGATTGAAAGATTGAGTAAATCACAACAGCAACAACTTTATGACTTTATAGTTGATGTGATAAAAATACCTTATGTCAAAGTCAGCGATGGTATTGAAATTCTGATCAAAGATGTAGATCAATGTAAAATTAAAGAACTTGAAAAAGTAATAGATGATTTATTGGATAATTCTCCTGGAACCAATCTAAATCAAGAAAAACATGAAGAGAATGAAAATGAAAATGAGCCTGTTAATATCTCACTTAGTGTATTAAGAGACAAGATATACGATTTGTCTTACATTGAACATGAAGAGATATTGAAATTTTTATCTTCTAAATACGTGTCTTATTCGCAAAACAATAACGGTTATTTTGTTTGTCTTAACTCATTGGAACCACGTACTCTAAAAGAACTAGATGCATTGACAAATTTTTATTTAGAGAATAAGGCCATACTGAACCAACGTAATATTCAGATGCAAAAAGTCAATAAAAAAGAAAACTCAAATACACTTAACCAAAAAGAAAATAATATTGCCAATAAAGATTTATCTTTTATTGATGATTTATCTTTTTCTCGTAAACTTATCCCTAATAAAAATACAAAAAGTACTAAACTATCAACATTAAATGAGCAACGTCAACAAAGACGTTCCGCACAACTAAATGCAGCATCAGAACATGCTGCTCAATTGGGATCTAATGGCGCGCCATTAGATCAAGTAAAATTAGAAGTTCAAAAATACATCAATTTAAAAAAGAGATACATGCGACCTTGGCCAATATCACGTTATGATGAAATTGATGAAAATGATGAGATCATTTTTGACAATGAAGAGTAATCCATCCTAGGAATCAATGGCACACACTCTGAAACATGGTTTTTAAGATAACTCAAAACTGGAAAATTACTTGGATAAAAATGTGTAAACATTTTAATAATATCTTTGTAGTTATGAAATGTTTTACATAGATAATGTGCAGGAAGTACAGCTAACATCTGTATTTTAGGATCAACTGTAAAAAGAGAAGATTGAATAGATGTAGAGCTATTTACTGAAAGAGGTCCTCTTTTTGCTAGGTCAAATAATGTTGGAGCATAACTGTATTTATATGACCACCAAGGGTCTACCTCTTGTGTCATGTGATATCGCATACTCCATTGTACTCCTTCTAAATAATTGTAACAAATATCATCTATTTTATCAGTAGGTTGAAATAGATATGAATAATACCGTTGACGCCATCCTTGTTCGGACGGTTTAATAACATCAGGAAATTTAGATGCCTCAGTTTTTCGTGCATAATAATTTTTGTCAGATTCAATCATACCTTGATCTTCATAATCTGTCAATATATCTATAATGTTTAAATAGAATTCCATATTAACTTTGCCATAATTTTCAACTAATAAGTGAATATTTTTAGTTTTTGATACTTCTCTGTAAGATTTGAAAATAATATCCATACTATTTTCACATACTGGAAGGGATGTTATACCAGGAATAAAATCATTTCCCATTAAACTACATAAACATACATACTCTTTCATTCCTTCATCTATCGAAATATCTGGACGTCCAATAGATTTCCATACAACTTTTTTTAGGCGATTAATATCAATTAAAAAATACTCACCCGGAGTTTGACTATTAGGACGTAAAACTGTAATATCTGCTTTTGGACATAAAAGACTTAACATATGAAGATCTGCATCCAATCCATACACTACAGACTTTTCTGGTAATGTACAAGCCTTAATTCTTTTAAATATTTTTTGTTCACCTTCCCCTTTTTCATCAGAATCAGAGATTTCAATATTAGAACCCATACCTTTCAAATTTACATTTAGTTTTGACATGAAAGGGGTACCAGGTGTCACACAATTTGAGTCCCAAGAATATTCATCAGAAGGATCTTGATCTCGGTTCCTATTAGACATAAACCTCCTTTGTCTCTGTTGTACCATCTTGGAGAAAGGAGGAACTCCATCTACAGAAATAAATACACCTTTTCTCGGCTGGACATAGGAGATTATTTTGTGTACATATTCACAAGATGCTTTTATAATCACATCCTCTCCTCCGTTCACATGTTCATGAGCACAATTGTGTACTATGCAATTGAAATCAAAATACAGTGTATCACATGGTGTACAAGGCTTATTATTTGAATGATACAATTTTTTCACCACATCTCTGTGATTATTTTTCAAATACTTAAAGTATAAAGGAATTCCCATGTTTTAACTTTTTACAAAGCTAAAATGTTAGTACTCTTTTTTTGATTTTTAATACAATCTTTGTCTATCTTATTTCTCATAAATATAGATTTCCTGACATCATCACTTAAGTGCATGCTTTCCATTCTTCTTTGAATCTCTTTCTGAGATAAGGGTTCCATGACTTTATTCTTTTTATAATGAATGTAATGTCCATTTCCTAGATACAGTTCTTCATGATTGTATTTACGCATAAATTCAAGAATAAATTCATTCAATGTTTTCTTACGTGTGTTATATTCTTTTGTTTGACGACGTAAATCCGTGAGAGCATCATCAACAGCAATATAGGCTTCAGCCACTTTCTTCAATTGTTCCAATTCAGACACTGTGGGTTCTGGTGTCAACATCCTCTCTTTTGACATAGAAAGAAGAGTTTAATGTCTGCATATGTTTTCTCAGAAAATCAAGAAGGTATCTTTGGAGATTCCAGTAACAAAGTAGTGCGCTTGGGGCCAGATGGAGCTAAATATCCAATACGTGTACATATGGATCATGTAGATATTGGTCCCAAATCTTTTTACTTCAATGAACAGGGGCAAATGGTAGATAATTCAGGAATACCAGTCTTTAACCAAGAAACAGAAGCGAGAAAAGAAAAAAAAATTGGTAACAATTACACAATCGTTAATTTGTCGGATGATTCATTCAATATTGTTAGAGGAAATGATTGGAAAACCGGTTATAGGGTATTTGATCTAGATGCTATCGGAAACACTTACTTACATAGCTCGCGTTTAGATATGTCTGGTCTTATTGGATTAGGTTCTCATCTTGAATTGCAACACTATCAAAATCAACATGGTTTTCAGATAACTAATGGAACAAATCCTTTGATTCAATTAGATGAGCGAGGAAAACTTGGATTTCCTTCCGTGCAATCAGACCGTATGGATCGTATAGATGCTCAATTCAGAGACAGTCTAGGTGAAAAAGACCAGTTTACAGTTTATTACGGAGATTATGGAGATCATGGGTATTCCATGGAAAAAAACGTATTGGGAGACCTCATATGGAGTAGAGGTAAAAACAAAGAATTAAAACCCGTCCTAAAACTTACACAAACAGGAGATGTAAGATTAACAAATGATGTCTATAGTCTGGACAATACTTACGTTTATAAAAAACATTTGCTCACAGACTCATCCAAAGTGCTCTGTATATTAGGAAAAACAGATGATCATATTATAGGACGTTTGGAAGGACAAAAATCACAAATGGATATTCGTATTTCACCCAAAGCAGGACTATTAGATCTACAAATCCATCATACATTTTCAGCTTCATCTTCTTATCTACTTACCTGTCAGAAAAAACAAAGTCCTGACGTGTCATATTATGCCATATATTCAGATACACTCTTTAAAAATGAAGAATTCAATTTTACAGGTAATTGTACATCAGAATATCCATACTTTGTCGAAGTTAGTGATTATGATTTGAATAGTGAAACCGTAAGTAATAATACATCTGTCTTACAGAATGCTGATACTTACATGAGACATGGAAGATTGGCTATAAACTCTTCTTATCCCATTCAAGACTCTAATTCTTTAGAAGTACAAGGAGATACTTTAATCTATGGGAATAATACAGACTTGATATTCAAACACAAAGATTCCGATCAAAACAATGCCATCCTTTTTTGTGGATCAGATTTGTTAGAACAAGGACGAAAAGGACAAGTTGCTGCTAGTATACGTTATTGGGATGGTTCCAATTCTCTAGTATTGGAAGCAAACAGAATAGAAGGGAGAGGAGATGTTCATTTTACATCTAATGTAACTGCTTCAAACAGAGTAGCTGTAAGAGATAGTATTCGACCGGCTTATACATGGGATGCATTTGAAGATACAGGTATGTATTATGAAAAAACAAATAACCAAATAAGATGGTGTATAGATGATATAGACACCATGAATTTGAGTTTAACTGACCTCACTCTTCTAAACAACCGTCTTCGAATCGGTAAAAGCGAATTTGATTATGACAAACAATTAGCAACTCTAAATATACAAGGCAATTTATCTAGTTTGTATTCTTGGGCGAGAGACAATTATTTTATGAATTGTTTGTATACAGGAAATGTACGTAACACACTTGATGATGGACAAGGTAATGTTATACTCACTGCACATACTTGTAATTCTGGAGGTGCACTCCTTTCTATAATGAACAACACAGATGGAGGTACACGTCATGGTCTACGTATGATGTCAATAGATAATACAGATTGGGGTATTTATCTAGGTAAAACCACATCTATGGCCGGAATAATAGATGAAAATTCAAGTCAATGGACTTTGAGGAATAGGATTCCAACAGATGCTGCCTTTCTTTGGGAAAAGAGTGATGAAACGGCTCTTTTAAACTTAGAAGCAAATTCTGGAAATTTAAATTTGTTACAAGGAGATGCTTTATTTGAACATGCAGTTTATGGAGGAAGTGCAGGTCGTTGGTTTTCAGGAACCTCTCCTCATGATGATACATTTGTAATGTGGAGTGCCTGTAACAATATGAGTTCAACAAATTATGCTTTGCAACAAAATGTTGATACAAATACTGGTGAAACAAAATTGAATTCTGCTCAGCAAGTGTCACTTAGATATCAAGATATCCCTAAAGTGATAATCAATGAAAACAAAGTAATTAATACTGTGCCCGTAGACATTCAAACAAATCTCAAAATTCTAGGATCAGAAGCAGGTATAGATTTTGATGGTGGTAAAGTAACTTGTTGTAATCAAGTCTTAAAATTGAATGCCAATACAGTTCGAGTTAAAGCAAATGATTTATTTGAAGTAAATACTCCTGTAGTACAATTGTCAGAATCCCTTTACACAGGTAATAATACCTTGGATGACGGAAAAGGAAATGCAGATATTAAAGGTGATTTAGAAATTCAAAGCAGTCTAGATGTGAATGGTCCAAGTACCTTCAGAGATGATATTAACATTGCGTCTGGTGACATGATATATCGAGACTCTTTCTATTTCCCTAAATTTGCATCTAATGATGGAATCATTACAGGTCCTGCATTTTTTCTTATATGTGCAGCTACTGAAAATATATTTGGAAGATTGCGAGATGATAGATCATTTTTAGTAGAAATATGTAACACAGATATGACTACATATACACAAACTCCAAATATTAATTTGATTACATGTGTGTATAACAGTACAAGATACTTGGCTATACATTGGAAAGATCAGAATCTTGTTATTCCCAATAATATATATTTTACAGGGACTTGTTCTGGAGCTTTGAAATTACAATGGGTTACTGAGGTTACAAATGAAGAACCTGCTCTTGGGAACAAACACGACATGTATTTACAAAATGCCAACTTACGTACAGGGTCTGGCAAAGTAGGTATCAATATTAAAAATGAGGTTGATCCCAGAGCTTACCTTGATGTGAATGGGGATGTTGAATTCCGTTCAAATGTATTAACAAGAGGTCATTCAAAACTAGAAGGTGGAGGACTCTACAATGTAATGAGCAATGTAAATGGCGGTGCACAAAAGGGAATACGTATGTTAAACATTGATGATCCAAGATGGGGATTGTACATGTCAACCAATGGAGGATTAAGTATGCGAGAATCTATTCCAGTATCCGGCTATGACTTTGGTACCGATTGGGTACTAAGAACCAGTGCAGCTAAAAATATAAATTCTGGATTTATTTGGGAGAACAGTTCTGAAGAGAGACTTATGTCTCTTAATGCATTTACAGGGAGATTATATGTTCAAGATGAAGTAGCTTCCAAAGGTTATACTTTCAGTGAATATCCTACCACAGGCATGTATAATAATACTAATAATGATTTGATATTTAGAGTAGATGGAAGTGACATGTTATCTTTTCAAAATGATGAAACTTTACATGGTATATTTTATTCGGATATAGAAGTGAAAGAGAATATTTATTTGTCACCTTCTTTGAATACATCAGGTATATGGTCATCCAATGGTATTCAATTTACTTCAAAAGATGGATACCTTCAATTTCACACAGGTAAAAACCCTGAATGGAAAGTCCTCGGCACAGGGGGTCAATCATTATTCGAAATCAATGAATTGAATGCATCTTCTGCCACATTCTCTAATACATTGGATGATGGACTTGGGAATATGGTAATAAAAGGAGAATTAGAAGTAGATAAACAAGTTAAGTTATTAGGAGGTGGTCTCATTTCTATTATGGATGGAGAGGTTGATGGGAGAACTAAAGGTATACGTATGAATACAATTGATGATCCAGCTTGGTCTATTTATTTAGCAGATAGCTCATTAGGAGGAGTGACACCAAATGGCTCAAATCCTATTCGAGGATATGATTTACCTTACAAGGCAATGCGTTTTAGAGCTTCTAATGAAGTTGGACAAGGTTTTGTTTGGGAAAATAATGATGAAACTTTGTCTATGTCTTTGAGTTCTTGGGATTCTTTGTTATATGTTGGGAACAAAGTATTAACTGCTGGTCAAAATGTACCGGGTTTTTCTTTTCATAATGATGAGGGTACAGGTTTGGGAAGTCGTACATCCAATCATCTTTCATTGGAAACAGCTGGACAAGAACATCTAACAGTTATACCTTCAGGTTATGTAGGAATAGGGACTAACGCACCTACTCATCGCTTACATGTAAATGATAGTATGCGTGTAACTGATAGTATATATTTTACAAGTAGTCTGGACACAGAAGGATTGATATCATCTGCTGAACAAGGTACATATTTGGAAGCTACAAATCTAAATTTTAAATTTAAGAATACCGCAAATGATGGACATGCTTGGCAATTTTTGAGCAGTGATACTCGATCGGTTTTATCTTTGTACAATGTGACAAATCGTGTGGAAACACAATGCAATGTACTAGATACAGGTGAGGGAAATATGAGTGTTTTGGTAGATTTCGATGCAGCTCACAAGAACTTCAAGATCAGAGAGACCATCGACTCTTTGAATATGAGTCTGGAAAGCGGAATTCCTTCGATCTCACTCAAAACACACTCTAATGTAGATAGTTTAAATGCAGGTATTTTTTTTCAGAACTCAAATGATGATTATACATGGGCCATGCGACGCCGTTTTGAAGACAGTATTGATTTAACTGAAGATGCTCGTCTGATCTTTAGCGGAGGGGTTCACAAAAGTAATTACACAGACCTCAAAGATGTCCTGACATTGTCAAAACATGGTATTGCAATCAATTCTGATAATACAGGTGGCAATGCTCTATATCTCCGAGGAAACCAATACCTAGATGGAACTCTGACAGCAACAAGTAATGTTCAGTTTCAAGATGAACTCAAAGTATCTAACAAAATAACTACAAGCAATGTATTTGCCACAAATGCTATACAAATCGGGAGCAGTAATGAAAACCTAATCGACACAACCAAAGCGCTTTATGTTGAAGGAAAACAGAAGATTGAGGGGACATTGGAGGTAACTAGTAATGCTGCATTTAACCGAAACATTCTATGCGGTATTGATATGTTTGTCAATAATTCTATCCAAATAGGCGGTCCGGAATATGCATTATTGGATAGTAGTAAGGCATTTTATGTTGTAGGAGATCAGTATATAGACGGGACATTGGAAGTGACCAGCAATGTTCAGTTTGATGATGAGCTCAGAGTATCCAACAAAATAATTACAAGCAATGTATTTGCCACAAATGCCATACAAATCGGGAGCAGTGATATCTTAATCGACTCTACCAAAGCGCTTTATGTAGAAGGAAATCAGAAAATAGAGGGGACATTAGATGTGACAGAAAATTCCACTTTTAACAAGAATATTACATGCGACAGTAATCTATTTGTAAAAAATGCAGCACAGATTGGTAATTCTGGTGATGTGCTCATTGACTCTACCAAGTCTCTGTATGTTCAAGGAAATCAGAAGATAGATGGGACATTGGATGTAACCGGGGATTTTAGAAACAATGCCACATCTTACATTGAAAGTTTACAAGTCTCTGATGTTGCAACCTTTTCAAATAATGTTACTATGTTAGAAAACTTGGTGGTAACATCAAATGTATCTTCTATCATAGGAGGTACTTTTCAACAACCCGGATATTCTTTAGGTTCTTCAAAGAGCTCAGGGATATTTGGTAATGATGGTATTCTGGGTATCAGTGTAGGAGGTGTTCAATATGTGACATTGGGTAATAATGGGAATTTTGGGATAGGAACTTCTACTCCTGCAGATACATTGGATGTTGCAGGTAATTCTCATCTGCGCGGGACATTGGACATGCATGACAATGACATAATCAATGTCAAACATTTAGAGACATCAAATGTATTTTCGATTACAGGAGGAATTGAGACTCAACCTGCATATAGTGTAGGGTCTGCAAAAAACACGGGGATGTACGGCAATGATATATATTTGGCATTCAGTGTACGAGGAACTATAAATTTATCAGTAAATGACAATGTGACTGTACACAATGATTTGAATGTAAATGGATTAACATCTATGCAATCGAACTTGGACATGAATAATAATAAAATTGTCAATTGCAGTTACGTGAAATCAGATTTTGGATTATTTAACAGTAATGTACAGATTACCGGAGACTTAAACGTAAATGGAACTATGCCACCACCTCCTTTTTATATGGGAGCTATAAGCAACAACCTTAATTTTCCTATAGGATCATACTTGCTTGTACGCACATCATATAGAAGTGATTTGTCTCTAAACTCTATTGTTTTTATTAAACAAGATGCGTTGAATGATAGGTTATATTTTCTTACGTCTTATACTGATACTGAAGGTAGACTTATTGGAACTTGGAGATCAAGAGGACAAGATGATCGCGATAGAGCGTTGTTTTTATGTCAAAGAATCGTTTAGTAATAATAAAACATGATCTTGGAATCTGCCAAAGATCCGGTTTGGGCAGATACGCAACATAAAAAGATCAAACTTTTCTGTAAATTTAAAGAATTTGATGAATTTTTTGATTTTATGGCATCTGAAGAGGATTGTGAAAAGCATGGGCGTGATATATGCAAAAGAGCAAAAGCCGGAGAATTTGGAGAAGTTCGAGAATTTCAGCCGGTTTCACAAGATGTTATTAAAAAAGACCTTGAAAATCAGGTAAAAAATATACGAGACGACCTCTTGTCTCAAACGGATTGGACACAGTTATCAGATGTTGAGCTTTCGGACCAAGCCAAAGACGAATGGAAACTATTCCGAAAACAGGTCCGCGAAATAAAGAAACAACCTAAATACCCTTATGATGTAACTTACCCAACTGTCCCTTTCGAAGATGCTAAGATAAAATCAATTCTTGAATCGAGAAAGAAATTGATTTAAGGTTAAACAATTGATAATTAATTAGGTTTGAAAATGTCTGACGAACTCAAGACACATATTATCCATCTTCTCCAAGATTTCCTGACTCTTGAAATCGGAAAAATCAATAATACAACTTAAACAATTAATCACTCCTTTATGTAAAACAAAATTATAATAAGCATGAAATGGTTTTCGTAAAAAGTAAAGACCTATTATAATGTCTCAGACTCCACACTCAGAAAATGGGCTAGAGAAAAACTCATCAGAACAGAAACCACCAAAGGAGGACATTGGAGATATTGGATCGAAGACAAATCCCAACAGTCAAACACACCACAAAATGAACAATCATCAAACTATATCATCTACACAAGAGTCAGTTCTAAAAAACAATCAAGAAATCTCGACAAACAATCAATATTCCTCAAATCAAAATTCCCAAACTACACACTCATTCCAGACATTGGAAGCGGAATTAATTGCAATCGCTAAGCTATTGGAGAGATAAATCGTAGATATAATAGACGCATGAATGAGTTTATTAATTATCCTACATGTTTACATTGTAATGATCCTAAAGAAAATGGAACTTTTAATTGCAAAAAACACAAAAAGAA